GTGTACGCAGTCCATGCTTTCCAAGTGTTTGCAGCTGTGGTGTCTATTGCACTTCCAAGAGTTCTAATGGCAGACGCGCCATCTTTTACATACGCTGTATTATCGGGGGTACTCCACCCATAATTTGTTGTAGTTGCCATTCTATAAATCCTGCCATGCTTGTGTAATAGGAGTATACCCTGCCCATGTCAGAGTTGGTGGTTCTTGATCCCAAATAATACTCAAATAAGTTTCTGAATATGCCGAGCAGTTCAGGGCAAGTTCGGCGGTGTATCGGGTCAAGTTCCATGTGTAGCCCTCGACAAAGCCATCAAAGTTTGTTCCAAATACTGCTGGTAGGGCAGTAGTTTGTACTCTCAAACCATTGTAAACAGCTGCTAAAGCATCTCGAGTTGCATCTGAAACTGTTGGACTGTGTAAAGGTATTGTGATTGTTTCCGGGTACATTCTTGGGTATGCCCGAGATTCCAAAAAATCTTGCGCTTGAGCCAAAGCATCTGCGCTGTTATGAAGTTGTGTTGTACGAGTGCCAGACAATTGGCCATACTGAATGATCGAGTTTTCATCTCTGACGTTTTCTGTACCTGCTCGGTAGGTAACATTAACATCGTTTACAATTTCGCCCCATTGTGCTGCGGTTCGCAAGCCTTGGGCAAGAATGTCATCAGCTGTGAGGGTCAGTGGGCTTGCGCTGGATCGGCTTGCGTAATCGTCATAGTGTAAATCTCCATCGCCACCCTCCCAAAGTACGCCACGGCCAGAGTTAGCAGCTTGTGTTGCAAGAATGTAAGCGTCAGCCTCGCCATCGGAGTAAGCCATTAATTCATAAACACCCGGCACATCAACATTGGCAGTTAAGTTATCAACTAAAGCCACATTGGTTGCATCATAACTAGCCCAAGTTGTTTCAGTAGGTAAGTCATTCCATGTCAAAGTAAGACTTAAATCTGACCATGATTGCAAAAAGGCTTCGCTAAGAATGTTTAAGATTCTTGTGCCGTCATATTCTTTGGCATAGTTAGCCCCGCCTACTAAGTGACGGTTTAGCTGTGATAATGGGCCAACGGCTGTGATTGAGTAAATGGCGATTGAGCCATCTGATCCATAGGCTTGAAGACTTATGTCAATGTCAGAAATAATGCCAGCAAAGATTTCCTGTGTGCCTGATGTTCCCTTGTCAATCGAGATTGACACAGATTGACTCAAGGCAACCGATAAAGGCGTGTCGGCATCTGTCCAAAGGCTGATAGAGGCAAACCCGGGCTGTGGCTGAGTAGTGACATCATTACGGCCAGATCGGATTGAGATGCTTGAGATTGTCTGGTCAGCGTAGGTTGTAGCCCCTGCAAAGGTCACAGTTGGGTACGGATCGTAACTGGTCACAATGTAGCCCCGACTAGATTAACCGCCCCTGTGCGCCTTGAGGAGTCTTGTAATAGGCGTTCAATGCTACGGCGAGCAGACTCACCGTCAATAACACCATTCATAATTATGGTCACGCCTTGGCCAGCCCCGTTGTCTGGGCGAATCGATCCCGAGCCACTTGGAACAAATAACTCTGGGCCAAATTCTCCAACAACATAAGGTTGACCAGCATTTACAGGTCCACCAGCTGCTCGCTTAGTGTAGCCAAGAGCCTTGCCCAAATCAGTATCAGCAAACTTTAATCCACCGTCACCAATTTCAATAAAATCAAGAACTGCGCCACCAATCTTTTTTACCTTGGCGTAAGCATTGGCAACTGCGTTAATAGCGCCAGCAACATTGTTAAGGGCATTTGCAAAACTTTGAGCATTATCGGTAGCACCGTCTGCGTTTGATCCATTCAAAGCTTTAAAAACATTACTGAATGAAGTTGCTACATTTTTTAAGGCCAAACCTAAGTTGTAAGCGCCACCGCCTTGGCCGTCGTATGTTCCTGCTAATTCTCTTGCTCGGCTACTTAAACCTTGTGCATCCTCGCCACTAAACGCTTTGGCAGCCATGTTGACCTGCTCAAGTAGTGTTTTCATAACTGGCAGTAAGGACACACCAATAGATTCTTTCATTTCGCCAAATCGCTCGGTAACAATGGCTAATTGACCTGCATAAGTTTCTGTATTTTTCTTGGCTGTTCCACCAAATAACTTTGTTAATTCCTCTTGTACTAAATTAAAATCTTTTGATTTTTTAATGTTGTCATCAAGTGGGATTCCTAATTTAGTAAGCGATCCAAAATTGCCGTCGTAAGCCTTACCAAGGGTTAGAGATACCGTTTCTAAGTCTTTGCCTGTAGCTGCAGAAATGTCTAATGCAAGGTTTGTCAGCTCTTGGGCTTTGCCAAGATCACCAGTAGCTCTGGCAAGATTAGCAATTGCCGGGCGTAACTTTGTGTCTGCTACACCAAAGGCCAATTGTTGTGTAGTAACAAAATTTTCCATGCTTTGTATTTGCTCATCTGTCGCCTTGGTCGTATTTTGTAAAGCTTTTGCCAATAGCAATTGAGATTGTTCATCCTCGACGGCTGCCTTGACTCCATCTACACCTAACTTAATTGCATAAGCGCCAGCGGCTACACCAGCAACTGCAAAGGCCTTGGCCATTGTCTTGCCGTAACCGCCAATTTTCTTGCTAAACGATTTAGTGTCATTGTCAGCGGTATTCAGGCTACGGCTAAATTGGTCTACATCTGCAAGTAGGTTTAGTTTTAAAGTTCTTACATCAGCCATTGTTGTCATCCCACTTTTCTGTGACTCTGCGTGTTACCGCATCTTTCCATCGGCGTGTAAGTTCGGGTTGTATTTGCTTAAGCACCTTAAAGATTCCATAACCCTCATTGCCACGCCCACTAGCTGGAGAACGATCCGGGAAACGTCTGCCACCATTTTGAAAGGGTGCTGGCCCACCAAATTCAGATCCAAACAAAACCTGTCCGGATACCGCACCACCACTGAATCGGCCTTTACTGCCACCAATAGTTACGTTAGGTAACCGATCCTTGTTTGCCCTAATTGTCGCAGCCACCTTTTGGGCTTGGGCTGGTAACGGATTCATCGTGTAACTGCTTTGTAATTCAGTTGCTGACCACGCACTAATGGAAGTTACATCATCTTTAAGTGCACGTTTTGCACCCTCGTCCATTTCCCTAAATGCTTTGTACAAGTTTTTTAAGTCCCGGGAGTCAGGTGTGATTTTGACTGTTGTTCTTTCAGCCATGTCCATTCCTTTCCCTTATCAGCGTTATTGCTGTGCTTAAGTCTGCGAGCGACCAGTCCATCAAATCACTTAAAGGGATGCCAGTCGTAACTGCGATTCTGACCAACGAATCCCTTAGTTCTCTTTTGGGCTTTCCTCGACCACCTCAAAGTGTTCAAACTCATTGGTGACCCATGCTTGCTGACTAGGTAACTTTGTATGCCCTGCCGCTTTAGCGGCTTTGTAAAGCATGCAAGTAATTACATCTAATGAACCTTGGCTCATCTTTTCAGCTGCTTGACTGACTGTGTATCCGAGTTCACGTTCAATCTCGATCCACAGCCAAGCCGAGTCATCGCTCACTATGTAGTTATTGCCCTGTTTTGTTGTAACTGTGTATTGCATAATAGTTGCCCTGTTCTGCTAGTTAGGCTCTTGCGACTGTTCCATCCTCAACAACAAAGCTGAGGCTGGTTGTTAGTACGTCTGTGGCAGCGCCACCGACTGTTGGGAATACTGGAAACACGTTGCCAGTGAATGTGTCACCGTTTACATCAAATGAGAATGCAAGCGATGTATCTGGTGCGCTGTTCGCTGCATCCCAAAGTGCCGAGATAATACCTGCACTTGAAGTATCGTCTAGGTATAGTTCCACATTGAGTGTGGCGGTCTTATCAACGGTCTTGTAAGCGCGACCCGATAAAACTTCAAGTACCTGCTGGTTGTTTTCGCGCTCTAGTGTAACTGTTGATGCTTGATCAGCGTACGACACCGAGTTGATCGATAAGGTGAGGTTACGCCCAGTTATGTAAGTTGCTGGCATAATTTTTTTCTCGCTTTCTTAATTGGTTGTTACCATCTCGATGTTGATCTGGCTGATAAGCATGTCGGCGTTTCCGATTTGCTGGACTGTGGGTTGTGACCATCCACCCAAAAACGAGATGTTGTTGGCTAGTAGGTCGGTGACACTAAAAATTAAAGTTTCCAAGTTGGCTAAGGCAGCTCGGTTGTCAGCTGCATTAACAATTACTGTGATGTCAAAGCGCACATTACAACGAGCGCCACCAATGGCACTAACGGTTATATAAGGCGATCCCGGCACAAGCACAATTGCTGGCGGGGTGATGTTTTCATTTGGGTATGCGTAAACTACTCGCCCGGCAGCTGCAAGAGTTGCGGCGAGTGCATCACGGTAAGTCGCTAGATTAGCCAATGTAGCCTCTGGTATCTAGGTGCTTACCTAGTAATCCAGATACTCGGGTAAGCATTGAGCGACCTAAACGGTAAGGCGCTGGAGATTGGAAATCCACACCTTGCTGGCCAAGTGTGCCAGTACGTGTAATCCAGATGTCACAGGCAACGGCCATAGCAGCTTCTCTGACTTCTGGCGTGGTGTCATACAGAGTGGCTTGGCTGGTTAATACTGCTCTCCCATTAGGTATGACATAGCGCTTGGTTATGTTTGCGTTTGTAATGGCAGCCTCAAAGAATGTAACGCCATCCTCTTTGCCTACGGTTGTTACAGTGCGCGATCCGTCAAAGGGTGCGCCACACTTGCTAACCGTTAATGCTTGACCAACTACAAAAGTGTTGTCATAGCAATAAAAGCGAGCCACATTACTTGTAAGTGATACGCCCTTAATAGATACATCATCAAAAGTTAAATAGGAAAGGATTATGTTTTCGGCGCTATCGGCAACGGCTTGCACGATTGCATCAGCATATATGTCACCAATACCAAGTACGGCTTTTAACTCGCTTAGTGTAATTAGTGCCATGTCTCAATCCAATTCTTGTGAGTGTGTGGGGGACACAGGGCCGCATCCCCCACACTTCTAACTAACTCTGACTTAGGTCAGGTTAAAGCGACGTACTCCACCAGCTGTAACAACCTTGACGGCTAGGTAGCCATAAAGCATTGTTTCAATTTCGCCAGTTGTAACTACGTTTGTCGAAAGCTGCAATACTGGGCTTTCGTAAATGGCAACAGATGATGGAACAACAATGAATGCTGATTCATCAATGGATGTTGAAACAGCCTTGTTGGATACGTAAAGGTCTAGGCCCATTACGTTTCCGCGTAGTGACTGTGTACCAACATCGCCAGCTGCGTTCATTGGCTGTGATGCGCTGAAAATTGGTCGCTTGGATGAATCCTGTGCGCCAATTAGCAAACCCCATTGGGATGTGCCAGCAATGTAACGTGTAGCCAATTCGCCAGTTGCAAGGTAAGCAGCTGGAGTTTCGGTCTTAACAAACGAAACAATGCCATCTACATCTGCGGCGGTTGCAGTTGCCGCTGTTCCACCTGATGTTAATTCTGCAATTACTGCAGCTTCTGTTGCTTGAGCGTAAACACGGCGCATGTTATCCAACATGGCTGCGTAGAAGCTTGGGTCAGCGCGGTCAAATAGTTCTACGCTGTACCGTTGAAGTCCCTTGTAGGCTTTTACGGTTGCATCAACATAAGAGCTGACAATACCTGTTTCAGATGGTCCAGCACCTTCGGCAGTTTCTGCAACTGATCCTGATGTGGTGATCTTTGGAATGGATACGGTCATACCTGCATTAGGTAGTGAACGTGTACCGATTGCATCAATCGCGCCACGAGCGCCGATCTGGTTGTCTACTACCTGTGATACATACTGAATTGGCTTGAATGCCGGGTTGGTTGTGAAACTGTCATCAGCAGCTGTTAGATGCTTTGCATCCTCTGCCTTTGCGTGTGCAATCCATTCTGCACTTTCATGGTTTCCGCGTTGAGCCTTGATTGAATGCTCTAGGAAATGTGCTTGAGTCTTGATTGGTGAACGTGGCTTTGTGTAAGCCACTGGTGCGGCAGCGTGAACAACCGCGGCTGCGGTCACTTCATCTGCCACTGGTGCGGTTGTTTCTTCCACTGTTATCTCCTGTGGTTGTTCCTCGGCAGGGATTTCTGCTTCGGTGGTTTCTGGGGTTTCTTCGGTAGCTGCGACCTGAGAAATCTGTGCATCCTTAAATGCTGGGTTTGTTACATGTGCAACGGCTTCGAGCTTGGCGGATGATACGACCATCACGCCTTTCTCAATTACGTATTCGCCCACATTGGCTTCGATGCTAAATGCCGGGCGCAGTCCCTCGGATGCTTCGACTAGTGCATCATTGCCAGCACCAGTTGGCGCAATTTTGAAAGCCATTGAAATACCGGCAGGGGTAACTTCCTCACTGCCAGCGATGCCACGACCCAATGGGCGTGTCCGGTCATGTTCCATGTTTAAGACAATCTGGCTTGCATCAATGTCACCAAATGCGCCAAACTCAAAACGCACTGGCCCGGCAGAGGTGTTGCCAACTTTAGCAAAAGGTACTACTAAGCCTTTAATTGTTCGTGTTTCAACACTTGCGGCCAACACTTGGCCCTCGAAATTAAGTTGCATTTGCTTCATTTCCTCTCGGTGCTAATTCCATTTCCTCACGAGCTTCATCAACAT